TACAGTAGATCTCCCAATGTAACCGAGGCCTCCAGTAACAAGAATATTAGGCATACCATTAGCCTAACAAACTTTTAATAATCTACAGCCTAGTGTAAGATGTTTTTATGACACGTGACTTATTGGCTATTTTAAATACTAAGTCTTGCTCAGGGTGCACAAAGTGCTGTGAAGGTTACCTTTCAACAAATATCAAAGGGCATAATGTGTCTTTAGGTAACCCCTGTCCTTTTGTTATTAAAGACGTTGGATGCAATGACTATAAAAACCGTCCACTAGAGCCTTGCGTTACATTTGAATGTGAATGGCGTCGTAACCCATATTTTGATGAGTGGTTAAGCCCCGCCAATTCACAAGCATTGTTTACTAGACAAGTAGTAGAAGGAATTTTTTACGTACTCTTAACAGAAGCAGGAAAACCTTTAGACACAAAAGTTTTAACTTGGGGAATTGAATACGCACAAACTCACCAAGTAAATCTTTCTTGGAACATAGATGGTCATCAGTCTTGGGTTGGAACACCTGAGTTTTGTAAAACTATGGAGGGTAAGTACAAAAACCAACCTGCTTTATAGGTTAAATTTTTCCCATAATCTTTGCAATTTGGTGCAATGCCTCTGGTCGAACACCGCTAGGAAGATCGTTCATCCAACTTACAAGAACAAACTTTTCTCCCTCTGTCACAGGAGTTGCAGAATGTATGTACGCATAGTTTGCTGGAAATATAACAATCGCAGGTTTTGTTGGTTTTACCAACAAGTCAAAATTCCTAAAATGTGTTCCGCCACCCTCGTACTCATGTGGGTTTAAGTAAACAAGAATAGAGGCTGTTCTGTAGATGTCCCAGTTAGTATCTACATGGTAATCATACTTCTGAGTTATCCCATAACGAAGCATGTTAAAACCTTCATCTTGTGTTATAGAGATTTCGTTTTTGCTTGAGTAATGGTTAATTGCAGGTGTGGTGTGTTTTCGAATCTCATCATCCCAAAAAGGAAATACCTCTGGAAAACGTAACCCTCTACTGGTACGAATTTCTTGCTCAGGGTGCTCTCCGTGACCTACGTCGCTTTTTTTCCACGGTAATTCAGTACTTTGTCGGCACATGTCTACAATGTTTTTGGCTAAAATTTCTGGCAAATCGTATTGATATACTCCAATACCAAGTTCCGTATGCTCCATTTACTGTACCTTTCGTTTAAATAGTTTTCTAGTCCAAAGTTTTTTTTGGTAATACCTATCTATGCTTTGTATGTTTTCTTGGGTAATCTGATCTAACTTTGAGTCTATCTTATTGTACCCTATTTCCCAAGCACTTCTAACAAAAGGAATGATTTGTGCTAAAGGAGTTCCCGCAGCAATCTTTACCTCTCTGGTGTACTCAAAAGGCTTAATTGTAAACAGCACATTTAAAGGTGTGTAGAACTTGTCTGTGTCAATTATTCCTGGCATAACCTCTGTCTTTAGGTCAGGCCTGTACGGAGGCTGGATCATCATGATGCTTGTATTTTTTGAGGTCTTTACTTTGTAAGGAAGAACAACTTTTTCTACACCAAACTTCTGCATAGAAACGGCTGCGTCTGGGTACATACCTAGTTGCACTTGAGGATGAGAACTAAATAACCCCTCTCGGTTATCGTCTCGTGTTCTTTTAACAAAGAGTTTGTTGTTCTCATCTCTAGTGATTGTTACATCAAAAGGCCAAACAACCATATAGCCAGAAGTCATAATGTCATATAAACCACGACAAGTTTTAGCGGTCTTCATTGTGTCGTTAGTCGTTAACCCTTTAAACCATTCAGGAAGATGTTCTTCTGCTGGAGTTGGTTTATACTCGTTTATGTGGTGCTCTGGTCCCAGGTCATGGCTGGGAGAGTCTATGTTAATTGTAAATTTCATTTAAACACCTTCTTATTCCAAAAAGTTTTCTTGTATCGATTTTCAAATAAAACAGAGTGAGCCTCTAAGTTTTTTGTTTTTTGTCCTGATTCAAGAGAAGAGTACTCTGCCGTCCACTCAGCCCGCTTAAATGGGATGATCTGAGCCACAGGAGTTCCCGCAGGGATAACGCCTTCAAATCCTGCTTGAAGTAAAAAAGGAAACTGTACAGACAATTTAAAGTGATCGGCGTCTACAATCCCAGGAAGAATAGAAAAAGGCAAATCATCTCTATGCATTGGCTGTGTAAATAGAACGCTCCAACCATCTGGAACTTTTACAATCCATGGGTTAAACCACTTAAGAAACTCTGGCCCATATCCTTTAGGGATATTGAGGGTCGAAGCCTGTTCGTGAGTATGAGATGTGACCATTTTAGTTTGAATTGGCCAAGTAAATGAAGGAGCCCCCTGAGCATCACGAGACACAAATACATCACAAGGTAGAGTAATAATGTACCCCGCTGTCATAGCATCAAATACAGGCATGCATTTTTTTACAGTTTGATTGGCTCCACTCTCTTGGTAGATTCTTTGATTGTTTACGTGTGTCGGTAGTTTTTTGTACCAATCAGGTATGTGTTTACTGGCGGGTGATGGTTGTGGAAAATAATCTAAGTCTTTTTCCTCACAGATAAACTGTATGACTTGATTAGTTTCTTCCTTCGTTTTGTTTAACATCTTCAAACCAGTCATAATCCGCATCGTACATCCAATCAATATAGTCGTTAATTGAATACGTATAAATTTCAGTTGAAAAATTTATAGCCTCAGTAATCTTATTGTGCAGCATTTTGTCTACAGGTGCAAGTAATTGCCTATTGTCGTAGTCAACACCAGCAAACTGTTCGTAGTCAGTAAATGATCTTGGTGTTTTCTTTAACTTTTTTAACTCCTCAAAAATCTTTAAACTACCTTTTTCTTTGTTTCTATAACCGTGAGTTGCATACGTTTCAGGAAAGTCGTCAATTGGGTGGTTTCTACTTTGTATAAGAACTTGTTTATTTGCCTCACTGTAGTAATGCATAACACCCGTTACACGAGGAACATAGAAGTTGTACCCTTTCATATAAGCCAAAATTGAATAGTACTGCTCTTCTTCAAGGAACCTAATGTCACGATTTGCAGGCACTTCACTAACAAAAGACCCTGCTGTAAAAATTTGTGCAGGAGATACCGCACATGCAAAAGCAATAGTCTCAAATAAAGTAAAGTGACGATCTCCGTGTCGTGGAAAACCTATCTCTTTAAAAAATTGTGCAGGACCTAAACCTATACGAAAACAAGGGACATTGTTATGCCCCCTACGCTGTCTAAAGTAAACTTCTTTAGACATCGGGTTGTAGTAAGGGTAAGCGCCATCAACACTAGGAAAAATATCTGGAGCATAGGCTCGTGGATAACCTGTTATAAGAGGCTTTGGCTCTCCTAAAGCAACGAGGTTTTGATAATGGTGAATAAGTAAATCATCCCAATGCATGTCAAAACGCATATGAGCATCAATTTGTAAAAAGTAATCTTCGTTGTTAAACATAAGCAGTGCGTCTGCACGCTGATTTCCAAGCCCTACATTTTTTGGTAGCGCTTCTTTAGCAAGAATCTTTACGTTTTTGTACTTCTTTTGGATAGCAGTCCAATAATCTACATCTTCTTTTTTGTAAACAAGACCAACGCCGATAAAAACACGCTCAGGATTTTTAGCGTTTAAATACACGCTATCAATAGTTGCTACAAGTTCTTCGTCTCTATAACAAGGTATAGCAATAAAAATTGTTTTAGAATCACGATCTTCAGACTTTGTATCAAAAAGTGATTTGTAACGATACTCATTTTCTAGTTCATTTAAGATTACTCTATCAGCATTTTTCATCACATGATAAGCCATTACTATCTCCTATACGACGAATTCCTTTGCGGTTCCAGAAGCATACCCAGAAACATCTAAATCAACAGCATTTGTTCGTGTAGCCTGTGAGACATACACGATAACTCCGCCACCTGTGACATACGAACCACCAGTGTAGCCCGTTGCATAAATCGTACCATAACCCGATACCTTGCGAGCACAGACAACTACAACTCCACCACCATAGTTAGTGTTATTACCAGCACCGCCACGTAAAAAGAGAGGAGTTGTTTGAGAGGCAGAAAGGATGTATCCAGCAACTGCATGACGTGCTAATGAGAAGTACTCTGCAGGAGAGGGTGCAGTCGCTGTGTATGAAGCGCTGGCTCCTCCCAGACTTGTGGTAACGGAAGCAAGTCCTCCGCTAGAGACTGTTCCTACTGCAGATGATCCATTCTTTAACCCAATACTTGTGGTTGCTTTGTTACCAACAGCAGTAGAAAAAGATAAAGAGTTACGAACAAACACACGGTATCCCGCAGTATTGAGATGGATTCCATCTGCAATAGTTAAATTGCTATAATACATGTCACGAGTGAGTGTGGTGTTTGTGCTAATAGTTACATTGCCATCTTTTCCAGAGCCATAGATTTCATCTGGAACAGCAATAAAACTTGAGGTTGAGGTAGAAGACCCTACACTTGACACGCCGTAGTTACCCATAAGATCCTCGTTTCTTAGATTACTTCATGATTAATAAGGACAATTGTACCCGCAGAAGAAGTTCCTGACTGCCCTGTAGCACCAGGTGCTGCACTAGTTGTTAACCCAACTGGGAGTGTGCTGGTGGACATTACAAACAAAACTCCACCTCCACCAACAAATCCAGAACTTCCTGTTGCACCTGTTCCTCCAGATGTGGCTGTTCCTCCCGCACCTCCCGCACCTCCTGGATAGGTAAGGGGCGTGTTATACGTAGATGCATTCCCTGCGACCGTGTTATAGGTAAGTCCAGTACCTGCAGTAAAAGTGTATGTAGGTACGTTGTTTGCATTTACAGTTGATCCAGTACCTGCGGTGTAAGTATACGTTGGTGAGTTGTTAGGGTTTGTTGTTGCGCCACTACCTGGGCTATAACTGTATGAAGGTGGATTATTTGCATTTGTTGTTGCGCCACTACCTGGGCTATATGTATACGAAGCAGCATTAGTGTTTCCTGGACTAAAACTATAAGTGGGAGCATTCCATTTATTCGCACTAACCTGGTTACCAAAACCTTCTAAAACTGAACCAGGTGGGTTTGTATTACCTGCTGTGTAAGTATAAGAAGGTGGATTATTTGCATTTGTAAATGCGCCACTACCTGGGCTATAACTGTATGAAGGTGGATTATTTGCATTTGTTGTTGCGCCAGTACCTGCAGTAAAAGTATACTTAGGTGCGTTGTTAGCATTTGAAAATGATCCACTACCTGCGGTATATGTATACTTTGGTGCGTTATACGTTGCTACAGGAGTTGTTGGAGAGTTATACACAGAGGCATTACCACTTAAGTATAAAGTTGGAGCAGGAGCACCTGCTGTACCAGCAGTTCCTGCATTACCTGGAGCACCTGCAGAACCTGCAGAACCTGCTACACCGTTTACTGCAATGACACCATCACCAACAATAGTCTTAGCAAGAACTATAACTACTCCGCCACCTGCCCCACCCAAACCTCCAGCACCGCCTGCTCCTCCAGTACCTGCAGTACCTGCAGTACCTGTTGCTCCTTTCCCACCTGCCTCACCAACTGAGTTTGCACTTGGTGGGTAACTTCCTGCAGAGCCTGCAGATCCAGAGTTAGAAGTTCCTGCATTACCTGTCGCACCTGCTGCTCCAGTTGATCCGCCTGCTCCACCAGAAATAGCAGATACATCACCTGTAGTTGCATCGATGTATAGGGTTGAAATTAAACTTGTAATGTTGTAGTAAAACTCTTTTCCTGCAGCAATCTGTGTTGCAGTTGTGTCACCACTATTGCCGCCTAAAGAACTAGAGGCGTTATTTCCAACAGTTGCTCCTCCACCAATAGTTCCAACAGCAGTTGTATTAGTAAGACGAGAAATTTTAGAGGTGCCATCAACAAAGGTCAAAGTGCTTTTGACAAAAATACGGTAGCCAGCAGGATCAAGATTGACACCTGAGTTAATCGTCAGATTGTTGTAATACATGTCTCTAGTAAGAGTCGTATTAACCGTCAGGGTCACATTTCCGTCTGAACCATTACCGTATGCAAACAACCCGCCTAAGCGGGTGTTGACCACGATAGGTACGGATGAAAGGGACATTATGAAATTTCTACTCCAGATATGTGAACGTTGATGGAACTGGTTGCAGAGGCAAGACCATGGATGGAGGCACCTGTAGGGATAACAATAGCAGTATCAATCTGTAGTGTGGTATTAGCCGAAACTAAAACTTCACCATAAACTTTATTTGCAGCAGAAGCAGAACCAGCACTAGGAACAATGTGAAGAGTCGCACGAGCATCAACAGCGCTGTAATTAGCCAAAAGAATGGTCTTTACTGTTGTGGTTGTGGACGCAGGGACAGTGTACAAGGAAGCAGCGCTGGCTGTGAGAGTAGCGGCTGCTTTGAGTTCCTTAGTTGTATATGTAGCCATTTTTATCCTTTTCTTTTAGAAGACTAGAGCGTAATACCAAGAATCATCAGGAGAAATTGTACCAGTAGTTCCTTGGGTTCCTGTAGCACCTTGGGCTCCAGTTGTACCTTGTGTACCTGTCGTTCCTTGAGCACCTGTTGTTCCTTGAGCACCAGTGGTTCCTTGGGCACCAGTATCACCTTGATCACCAGTACGAGCAAAAGTGATAATTATGTCTTCTAGGTTTGCAAAAGATCCGTTACCAGATACATAAGAACAGTTGACTGTAAACCATCCCGTATTGTTAGTAAGAGAAGTTATTGTATAAAGCGCAAATACTGAAGCATCAAACTTTTTAGAAACTCTGAAGTGACCCTTAACGGTAGATGTAGAGTCATCAATAGTGTTTAAGAAAGATGAGATATCGGTGCTTTCATCGTTAGATGAGTCAATGTACAAAACCGTTGCAGATGATAAAGTTGCATTGTTAAATTGAATCTTTCCAACACCTGGGTCTGTTGCAGTTACAGTTGTACTATATGTATAGTCAAATGTAGCGCCACCAAAGTTACCGTTTTGTCCTGTAATTCCCTGGGTACCAGTAGTTCCTTGAGTACCCGTAGTTCCCTGGGTACCATCGGTACCTTGAATTCCCTGGGTGCCAGTCGTACCTTGGGTTCCTGTAGTACCTTGGGTACCTGTTGTACCCTGAGCACCGATTGCGCCCTGTAACCCAGTCTCTCCCTGTGTTCCTGTAGCACCTTGGGCTCCAGTTGTACCTGTTGCTCCCTGTGTACCAGTCGTACCCTGTGTACCAGTCGTGCCCTGTGTACCTGTTGTTCCCTGGGTACCGTCGGTACCCTGTGTACCTGTAGCGCCCTGTGTACCTGTGGTTCCCTGTGTACCAGTGGTTCCCTGAGAACCTATAGTTCCTTGAACTCCTTGGGTACCTGCGGGTCCTTCTACTCCTTGTAATCCAGTTCCACCGATTGTTCCTTGGGCGCCTGTTGTTCCCTGGGTACCATCGGTACCTTGAATTCCCTGGGTGCCTGTAGTGCCTTGGGTACCAGTGGTTCCAGTAGTTCCTTGAGTACCCGTAGTTCCCTGTGTTCCAGTGGTTCCTTGAACTCCTGTGAAGTAGTCAAGTGAATTCCATGCTGTGTTTCCATCACCAATTTTAAATTGATTGTTGGTAGTGTTATAACCAATTTCACCCACGCTTAAAGTTGGGTTAGCATTTGTCCACTGTGTCCCAGTACCACGACGCACTTGAATCTTTGTTGCCATTATGGTGTACCTCCATCAAGTTCAATTAAATATGTCTCAGACGGAGTTCCGCCATTAATATTTATAACACTGTCACCTACAGAGTTCCACATTGCACCATCATAAGTCTTAATTGTGTTATATGTGGTGTTGTAATAAGTATCACCAGCAGTCTGGCCCGTAGGATCGTTGGCAGCAGGCAAAAGGCCTAGTGGTACAACAAACTTACGGGCCATACTAGTTAACTCCTTTTATTACGCTTGGACTACTACTCGGTAAGTTTCTCCTGAAGCAGGAGCAACTGCAAACCCGATAGTCACTGTTGTGTCAGTAATGTATGTAACATCTGTTACAACTTCCATTGCGCTAGAGACTTCATAGATTTTGACCTGAATGTCTGTTGTTCCCAAAGCGTGGGTCAACGTCCATTGAGTTTGAGAGTATGGAGATGCTGGTGTAATGGTAGATGCGTACTTGCGTACAACAACTGCTGTGTCAATCTTAAGACCATTTGCAGACTTAGAAAGTCCAGAAGCGGTATCAAGTTTTGCACTAAATGTTGAACCAGTTAAATCAATACCGTCCCCAGCCAGATACGTTCCAGCCCCTGAGAACTGTGAGAATGTAAGTGCTGTAGTGTCAAGTGTTATTGCATCGTCTGTTGTAAGAACCCAACCAGTGTTTCCATTGGTTGTACCCTCTGATACGAAGGTAAATAGGCCAGCGGTAACTTCTGCGCTTAGATTTGCATCTTCTGCGCGAGTAGGCGCACCTGTTGAATTTACGGTATAGATACCGTTTTCTGAGCCAGTTGCCTGATTCTTAATAAGGATTCTGTTGCCAGTAGCAAGCGTTACTCCATCTACCACATCGCCATTTTCAAACGATGTTGCAAGAGTTCCAGCCACTGCAGTTGCTACACGAACTGATGCTTTAACATCTAGTCCGCTTGCAGTTGCATCAACATATGCCTTTGTAGCAATAGTTGTGGTATCAACTGTGAGTGCTCCACCACCTGAAAGTGATAGACCAGAACCTACAGAGAGGATTCCAGCATTCTCACCTTGGATACCTTGGGCGCCTGTTGTTCCCTGGGCGCCAGTTGTACCTTGTGAGCCTGTAGTTCCTTGTGAACCTGTGGTTCCCTGAGTTCCAGTGGTTCCCTGGGTACCAGTCTCACCTTGAGCACCAATGGTGCCCTGTGCTCCTGTGTAACCCTGTAGACCTTGCTCGCCTTGCAAGCCTGTCGTACCTTGGGCTCCAATTGTACCTTGGGCTCCTGTCTGTCCTTGAAGTCCTGTCTCGCCCTGAGCACCTGTAGTGCCTTGAGAGCCTGTAGTTCCCTGGGTGCCAGTCGTACCTTGAGTACCTGTTGTACCCTGGGTGCCTGTTGTACCTTGGGCGCCAGCAGTACCTTGAGCACCAGTCGTACCCTGTACACCTGTAGCACCGTCAAGGTTGATTGACCATGCAGCGTAAGTTCCTGAACCAACAATGTCGTTAACATTTACAACAAGAGTGTCAGTTCCTGATGTGTAACTGACTACAGTTGCAGACATGTGGTTGTTTGCATCGTAAGCAACTACTACGTCTTGTCCTACAGAATAAGAAAGAGCAGCATCAGCAAGTACAAACGAAACGTTGTTTGCTACCGCAATTGTACGTGAAGTAGTAGAGGTTGTCTTATAACGATCTGAGTGGCCTTGTACACCCTGTGAACCTGTAGTTCCCTGGGAGCCTGTTGTACCTTGGGCTCCCGTGGTTCCTTGTGTACCAGTCTCACCTTGAGTACCAGTAGTTCCCTGAGATCCAGTAGTTCCCTGTGCACCAGTTTGACCTTGTAGACCAGTTTCTCCTTGCGTACCTGTGGTTCCCTGGGTACCAGTAGTTCCCTGTGCACCAGTTTGACCTTGTAGACCAGTTTCTCCCTGAGATCCAGTAGTTCCCTGTGAACCTGTAGTGCCCTGGGCTCCAGTTTGACCTTGTAGACCTTCAGCACCCTGAAGTCCTGTTTCTCCTTGAGTACCTGTAGTACCTTGCGTACCAGTTTCACCCTGGGTACCAGTGGTTCCTTGGGCACCAACAGTACCTTGTGTACCAGTCTCTCCCTGTGCACCTGTAGTTCCTTGGGCACCGACATCACCAGTACGAGCAAAGGTAAGTAGTGTCTCATCGTTGTCAGCAAAAGATCCGTTACCAGATACATACTCAACGGTTACATCGTGGTAGGAAGCGGCTCCTGGACCCACATGTGTTAGCCCAGAGATTGTAAATAGTGCAAATGTTGATGCATCGAACTTCTTAGAAATCTTAACGTGACCCTTGATTGTAGAAGTTGAGTCATCGATTGTGCTTAAGAATGGTGTTAAATCAAAGTTTCCATCAAGTGGATTGTCATCAATTACTAAGTGTGTTGCACTTGAAAGTGTTGCGTTGTTAAACTTTACGTAGTTATCGCCTGGGTCGGCAACAGTGTAACTAGTAGTATCAATGTAGTACTGAACAGTTACGCCACCAAATGAACCTGCAACACCAGTCTCACCCTGGGTACCAGTAATACCTTGTGTACCTGTTTCACCTTGGGTTCCTGTTGTACCCTGTGCGCCATCAGTACCTTGAGCACCTTCAGTACCTTGAGCACCTGTAGTGCCCTGTGTACCTGTAGTGCCCTGTGTACCTGTAGTACCTTGCGCTCCTTCAATTCCTTGTGTACCTGTTTCGCCCTGCGCTCCTGTTGTTCCCTGAGCACCGTTAGAGCCGTTTGTTCCTTGTGTACCTGTAGTGCCTTGGGCACCTTCAGTTCCTTGGGTTCCTGTAGTGCCCTGTGTACCAGTAGTGCCTTGGGTACCAGTAGTGCCTTGGGTACCAGTGGTTCCTTGCGCTCCTGTAGTGCCTTGGGTACCTTGGCTTGCGTTGATCCAAGCAGTACCGTTCCAGGTCTTTACTACCTTGTCGTTAGTGTCATAGTAAATCTGACCTTCGACTGGTGATGCTGGTGCCGATACTGATGCTAGGTTTTGAATACGAGCATTCTGTAGTTCAAGTTTTCCTAGATCAATCGGTGTTAAAAATTTACGGGCCACGGTCTATCTCCTTAAGATATGTAGGCTTTACCTGAGAAAGCGGAAGAAAAAGAGACCGTTAATGAGTTCGAATTAGTATACGCAATTTCACCTTCAACTATGTTACCAGCAGAGTCTACAACTGTAACGTTAGGCTTGAAGCCTAAATTATGAGCAATTACCCAAGAGTCGCTGGTGACCCCTTGAGTGTGTTCGTACGATACCCGTCCAATTGTAAAGTACTTATTTGTAACGCCTTCTGTAAGATCATCTGTATTGTCCAATGTAGCGCCAGAAATACCTTGGAGACCTGCAGTACCTGCAGTGCCTTGAGCACCTGTTGCACCTTGAGTACCAAGACCTTGAGTACCTTGTACGCCCTGTGTACCTTGAGTACCAGTTGTGCCCTGACGACCCTGAACGCCTTGAGTACCTTGGGCTCCTGTTGTTGCGCCTCCACCAGAACAACTTCCACAACCGCAACCTGATGCGTGGACAGTTCCTTCTGGAGTAGTAATGAGGACAACGTTATTGACCGCAATAGGAACAGTGTCAGATCCTGGGCGGGTGTATTGATTTGGACTCATTGGCTCACCTCTGGTGTTTTAATAATTAATCCAGAAACGTACGTGTGGGTAACGCCTTCTGCGTCTGTTAATTGTACGTCATAATAAGATTTTCCAGGCAGTATACGTGTTTGATCACCTGTAAGAGAAAGAACTAATGTGCGCTTATTATCGCCATCTTCAGTAGTATCTGGTTTTGTCACAGTAAAATCAGTGATTGCAAAAGAAGCGCCTGGTAGTACCCTAATTTGCGCCAGTGGAGTTAACAAGTCAACTTCAAAATCTAAACGAATAGAAAATTCGTATGCATCTCCTGAATACACATTTAGATCTTGAACAACAGTTGTTGGAACAGGCTTAACATTTCCATAGGTTGGGATAGGCAGACGAACTCTAGTCTTAGTTGATTTATCATCAATTTCTTGTGGTTGATAAATAGGGACATACTCGTTGGTAGTTTTTGAAATCCGACGCAAAGTAAACACATCAATTTTGTACAGACCAATACTTAGTTGAGAACAAAGTTCCTTGTATTGATTTTTACGTACTTCAATCATCTGCATTAATTGACGGTAGCGTTCAGAGCGGGGGATCATCACGCCATCTGGGGCTGTAATATCAATGTCAAATGAGGCATCCGTAGCCAGCGTATACATTGCTAGAGTAGATGCGTAAATAACTACTGGGTATTCTTCTATTGTGGGTAACGTTGTAATGCTCATTGTACGGCCGTAATTGTCAGTGTGAAAAGCAGTGTGCTGGTCAAATGCGTCTGCAACGTACTGGCAAACTTCAACAGGTGTAAAATACTTGTAGTAGTTTCCAGCAACAATAATGACGTCGCCTGCATCAGGGGTTTCGTCAAGGACGATATGGCCCGTGGCCTCTTCAACCTCTGCATCAGTTGAGACGTCGACCCCCTCTCGATTAATAACTAAATTAACGCCATCAAGGGGAGAGTAAGGGATTAAAAAACGGTTTGTAGTTCCATCAGCAATAAATTGATGAACAAACGATCGACCAATGTCACCAAGTTCGTAACGTAGGCGATCTGCCAATCCTGCTGTTGTAGCCACATAACCTCCGTAAAATTACTGTGCTCATCATCTCGTGTAATCAATATTTACACAGTGCAAAAAGGGTCCAACCCCCAACTGGGAGGAGGGCGGGAACCAGTTGAGGGTCGAACTACTTGAGACGTGCTAACTTTTTAGTTAGGGCGCCAAATGTAACCTAGTTGTTCTAGGTACGAAGCGAGTGCTGCAGGAACGCGGTACTTAACGCCAGCCTTAAAGGAGTAAGAGTTACCTACTCCATAAGTCATGTCATCAATGTCGGTAATGGTACGAATAACGACCATATCACCTGCTGTAGATACGCCTACGTTTTCGATCTCGTCTAGAACTAGCGGAGCATCTGGATGTTTAGGATCAAAAATATCCTTTTCCAAACTTTCTGCCTCAACTTGTGCCGCAATAGAAATTTCGTCTTTGCGCTTTCTTAATTGTTCAGCATTTTTCTTTGCTGCTGTTTCCGCTGCTTTGCCTGTTGCATCAAGCGGACTTGTTGGTGTATTTGCCACGGTGTGTATTCTCCTAAGTTAGTTTTGTGTTGTGATGTGCCTGGGGGCCCAGGAAGGAGTAGAGCCCCCAGACGACATCGGTGTCTTAGTTTGTGTAAACCTTGACGATAGCCTGGTCGGTGATTACACCGAGACCCCAGATTGCGTACCATGCAAGAGCGTGCTCACGACCGAAGTCAAGAACGCCACCGTCACGTAGTTCAACTGGAAGGCTGATTGCGTGACCAAATGCGTTGTCACCAATCATGATTGATTCGTAAACATCTGCTGAGTTACCAGTTGCGGATGTTAGGTAACCTGCTTCTGCAGTGTAATCTGCAGACTCTGGGTTTCCACCACTACCTGGAGCAGTGTTAGACTTAACAGGAACTGTTCCTGCAGTTGCTGGAGCACCAACAAGTGTTGATGTTGTGTATGAACCTGAAGCAGCAAGCAAACGAACCTGTGTTGTTTCGATGAATACTACGTCGTACAAACGACCGATTTCACCTAGCATGAAGTTTCCTGGTGCTGCGTACTTTGTAACTTCGATAAACTCTGGGTTTGAACGAATGTCACGTGACTGCTTTGGGTGTACGAACATTACGTAAGTCTCACCTAAGCGAGGGATGTTCTTACCAGCAAGGGTAAGAGCCGCATCCTTAACAGCACCTGTTGACAACTTGAACGCACCATCAAGGTCGCTAATTGCTGTCGCTACTGTTCCTTCGTTGTACCAGTCGTTGACGCCCTGTACACCTGTGCGGTCGTAACCAAATACTGCAGAAGTTGCTGCAGAAAGTGTGTTACGTGCTTGGATGTCAAGGTACTGCGCCATGTGGCGACCGAGAAGGCGTGAAGCAGATGCCATAACGTCATCGAATGATGCGTTTAGGAGTAGTTCAGAAACTGCTACTGCGTAGCCGTGTTCTGCAACTGTGATTGCAATCTGCTCTGCTGTGAGTGCAGATGTTGTCATACGCACACCTTCTGTAAGAGGTGATGGGTCGACAGCAAAGTTCTTGTAACGGAGGAAGTTAACGCGTAGACCAGGAGCAACTCCAAGTTCTGTCTTCTTAACAGCAAACTGTTCGAAGCGAAGAATTGGCATTGCCTGGAAGAGAATTTCCTTCGACCAGATTGTTTGAATTGCTTGGTTCAAAGATGAGTTTGAACCTGAATAAGCGGTTGGGGCTCCTGCGAGTTGCCCAGTACCTGTAATTGCACTTGCCATGTAGGTCAAGTCCTTTCTTAGTGGGTTGGTTGTGAGGGATTACCGATCGAACAGTCCCTGACCACGGTTGCTGGCTGCATTGCCAAGTAACTTGGCTCTTTGTTTCGCATAGTCTGCCATTGACATGTCCCGAATAGAATCGGGTGTATAGGATTGTTGTGACGAGTCATTATCGAGGGGTCCTGCGGCAGGCGCTGTAATGCGGGTTCCTGCCATTTGCTGTTTTGCGGTTTGCATCGCCTGTTGAACAGAAGATGAAATGCTTGCAGACTTATCCTTGAGCATCGTAATACTTTGCTCAATTTCTGATTCATTATTGCCTTGGATCAAATCGATAAGTTCAGGAACGATGCTATCTCGTTCTTGTTCTAAACGATTCTGGCGATAAGTTGTTAATTCTTGAAACTTTCGCTCTTGGTCAAGAAGTGCAAAAGCACGTTCTCTTTCAAGACGTTCATTCTCTAGTAGAGCCTGAAATTCTTGCTCCTTCTTTGCGAGGAGTTCTTTAGCAGAGAGTTCCGATTCCTCGTGTGCTCTCTTTAATGCTTCCTGACGAGCAGTCTCTTCAGCAATACGTGAATCACGTTCTGCTTCCTTAGATTCCTGTTCTTCACGAGCCTTCTTTAAAGATGCGAGTTCTTCTTTCATCTTTTCCATTTGAGGATATAACTTTGCTTTTTCTTGCTCACGAGCCTTAGCAATGTCGTCTGCGCTATACACAGAGTTCACCTCATTCTGAAAAACATCAGTTGCTGTTGTCTCCATTGCGTCCACAATCTGTGGAGAAAAAAGGTCAGCATTTGTTACTTTATTATCAGTGTCCATAAGTATTCACTTATCTTTCTTAGGTCGTTGTCCAAATGCCTTTCGGCGTAGCACGTTATTGGTTATTACGAGATAATTGCATTACATTTTTGCGCATTTGTCTCGCTATATCCTGATTTTTATCAGGAATCTTTATTCCTTGTCGACTGATCTCCTTTGAGGAAGTTTCGTTCCATAGGCATCAGTGACAAGTTTGTTTCTTATACCTGCTTCGGCTTCTTGAGCCATTCCCTGAGAGGCTTGGTTTTCAGGGTTCTCTATGTTGTCAGGCGTTGGAGCGCCGTCAATTCCGTCTCCCATGATGTCTCCATCGCCAAGTTGGGTTGGCTGCATTGGGATGGCTGAGGTTCCGTCAGGACCTGGCATCATGCCAGTCATATCCATAATTGCCTTTTGAATTTGAATCTTAACAAGTTGCAAAGCGCCGTCTGCTTCAGCATCGGCAATCAGTTCTGCTCTAATTTCTTCAAGTTTTTCTTCAGGGAATTCTTCTCCAAGAGTGCGAAGTGCGCCTTCTTTAGACTCAAGTCCCATACCTAACTTGGTTTGAATCTCATTAAGAGCAATTAACTTGTCTAGTGGCAAAGGTTGTGGGAAGTGTGCGTAGTTCTGATAAGAAATAGGGTCGTTTGGATCCAACTGTGGATACTGACCCTCTTTAATTGGGCCGTCCTCATCAGGGTTGTAAAGCATTGTTTCTGGTTCTTTTAGAAACAAAGTACGTAAGGCTAACTGGTTTACCTGTTCAATGCCCTTACCGTATTGAGCAACCTTTTGTGAATAGCGGTTCATCAATGGCTGATACTGAATAGAAAGAGCAACACCAGAAGTATTTGAAATTGCTTGAACTTGCCCCAGTGCGGTTTCTGGGATGTTCATTACTTCATGCATTGAGCGCTTTAAAAGTTCTAGGTACTTCAAGGCTCCTTCGATACCTTGTGCACCGCCTTCTAAGTTGAAGACTTGAGCATCTTTTGGAAGACCGCCCCAAACCTTCTTAGCGCCTTTTTCTAAGTTAGAGGCTTTAGCACCCACGATTACTGTTACAGGTGATGCGTGGTAGTTAATGATGTCAGCGACATCAGTGCTAATTTCGTTGTATGCACGGTTGATAGTGATGATGTCATGCGCGTCGGAGAGACCCCATGGAGAACCAGATACTGGCACATTTGGAATGTGCACCACAGGAATTAACCCAAGTGGATTTGGACGAGAGTCAATCAACTCATCGTTAACGTACTCTTCAATTACATCGTCTGTAAGAATTTCAGTGTAAGTAAATACTTGTCGCGTACCTTCTAAGGATGTTCCCCAGAAACGATATTTCTGTTTAAAACGCAACAGGCGTGAGCGATCGTGAGGGTGGAACTCAGGGAAACAAAAAGAAGAGTTCATTGGAAGTAAGCGAACACGACCAGGGTGGAAGTGTCCAGCAGAGTCTGTCCAAGGCTCTTCGTAAGCAACCTTAATGAATACGTCGCCTGTAATTCCGCCCTGTTGACCTATTTCAAGAAGGACACGCATTTTGTCGTTGTCTACTTCCCAAATACGCTCTAAGCGGTCTGGAACAATTGCTTCTGTAGCCTTTGGTGAACGGAAGTGCACACCGTTACCAAATGTAAAACGTGAAAGATAATCATTAAATGCACGGTAGTAATTAACCGCAATCTGCATTTCGCCTTGTTCACGGCGGTAACCCCAGTGATGGCCAAGGTACATTGCCCAGTTCAATGAATAACGGTTTAGGCGTGGACCGTGTACTTCAAACTCTTCATCCGCAAGTTCTACTAACCCTAACGGCGAAATAGAGATCGTTAAGTCAGAGGAAGCCGCTCTATACGAGGGAGGACTAAAATCAAGAAATGACATTACTTCTTGCCTTTATCCTTATCGTTTTTTTTCTCTTCAAGGTGTTTGCGCTTCTTTGCGTCTATTTTTTTCTTTTCCATACCTGCACGACGTGTTGCTTCAGTGGTCTCAATAAACTGTCCACCAGATTGAACGTACTTCTTATGGACCCACGCTGATGCGCCAGGATTTGGGTACGAAGAATACTTAGCCCGTGCTTGTGCAACGATCATTGCATACAACTTAGGGTTAGCGGGTTTCTTCATATCTCCTCCAAAGATAGCCTTATTGCCCCCACATTAGTGCAGGGGCAACTCGGCGTCAGTATTAAATTAGTCGTTTACGACTGTTGCGTTTGGACGCTGTGTGCGACCGCCAGAACGAACAACTGTCTCAATTTGAGCAGCAGAATAATCGTTCATTGTTCCATGTGCGAACTCACCTAGGAACGTTGGTGCTTCAACCCAGGCAGCAGAACCTACGTGTGCACGCTCTGAAAGAGTTTCAGCAGCGGACTTTTGCCATACTGGGGCATTGCGGTTTGGACGTCCTGGAGCAACTGCTGATCCAGATTGCATTCCCTTGATAAAATCATTAGGAACATCTGTATCTGTTGCAACGCCTTCTTCAAAGCGAAGTGGTCCACGGCGAGTTGCGTTATCTGCGCCCTTCATTTCGTAAATCTGAGGTGCACGCTCTGGTAAGCGAGGTGCTGGTGAAATTGTCATTTAGACTCCTTAAGGATGTTGTGGAAAGGCCTTTTCCTAGGTAATAGTTTCCACCTTTTTAGGTGGTCTGTGTGGTCGAACTAGAAAAAAGGATTGCTAGAAGCAACTACTTCTGGCATGACTAAATCTTGAGTTAAGGCACAAGCAATTGACAAAGAGTCTACAAAGTCATCGTGAGCGTAGTTTTCGTCAGGTGCTGCTACCAAAAAGTTTGGTCCTTTGTATTGAACTTCGGCATCTGTCATTTGCTGGTAAAACCGCTTCCAAGTACGAAGTCGGCGTGTTTTTGCATGCGCAGGCCAAGCAATCATTTTTCTTTGGATAAGGGCCTGTAAGTGCTTCCATCTCTTTGACTGTTCAGAAGGGCTGGAGGTTACTGGCATAACTTCGGTTCTAGGAAGAAGAAGTTTTAAACGTTGGGCTACTGCGTCACCAACACCGTTTGCGTCTACCCCAACTGCAAGAACGTCGTAGTTACTGAGGAAGTTTACGATTTGAAAGTATTGCTCTTCCCAATCGTCTCCTTGCATTTCTAACCAGTTAAGGACACGATGATCAAAATAACCAAACTCGTCAGGACGATCCCAATCAACCCAAACCACAGTAACGACTGTAGAGTCAGTTTTACGAGCAGGGTCGATGCCGACAACGACTGGGGTTTTATGCCATACCTTGACCAATTCCTGAGAAGTGTCGCCCAACTCATCCATAGCGTTCGAAGTAATAAACATGCCTCTTTCAAGAAGCCATTTGCAGTTGTAGGACATTTGGAACTCATCAGAATCCTCTCCAATACGTAACATTTCTTTTTTAATAAACTTTTCATAATTAAGATTAACCTTAGAAACTTCTTTCCAATCCCATTGAAAATGGTTTTGTCTATTTCCTCGCGTTGTTTGTCTCCGTTTATTTAATTGAATAGACTTATAAAAGTTGTTTTTGCTTGTTGTTGGTGTGCCTGTTTTAACCATTGTTCCAGCGTAGTAAGCAAGCATTGGGGAGATTGACTTAGATACTACAAAGTCATCTGCTTCTTGGCACTCGTCAATAATAATAAGGTGGAAAGACTTAGACTCAATTTTAGCCCGTGGGTTAGCGGTCATCATTGTGATTGTAGAGCCTGACTTTTTAAGTCGAATTTGGCGTGTAACTCCTCCTACACGAATAGCGGCGTCGTCAATCTCTGCGTCACCCATAATCTCTATCGCACGCTCAGAGGTAAGGCGGTTTACTGTTCTTCCGTACAGGGTTTCCGCCTGTGTCTCTGTAGGTGCAAAAAGTCCTACCCATAAACCGTCTTTAAATTTACTAAGCAAATCGGGGTACAGTTTTGCCAAACGAGGAAGAAGAACCATAAGTGTGGCTACTGTGTCGGCAACAATTTCAGATTTACCAGACTGGCGTGCAGCAAGTGCCGTTACTTCTTCGCCATCGTTAATAATTACAGATTCCATGATACGACGAGCCAAAGGTTTTTGGTATGGGTGAAGATCGTGACCAACAAGGACCTTTAAAAAATCCATCATTTTGTCAATTAATTTTTCAACAAACTGTTGTGAAAGTTCGTCTAGTTGTTCATCAAGAGGGTCATCAACAGGTTTTTCATCATTTTGATAAAATTCTGGGTTGATCTCTTCAAATTTTTGGTCGTCGTATTCTTCTGCCATTTAAGAGCGTTTCTTTAATTCTTTAGCAATTGCGTAGAACGCTTCTGCGCCCATAAGCAGTTCGTCTAAATCAGCGTCACTCTGATGTTTTTGCCAACCTGTCAAGTTCTTGCCCAATATGTACATCGATTGCTCCATCCATAAGATCAAATCGGGAGTAGATATCCTGGCGACCCGCTTCTCTACTTTGCTCTGGGGCGGTCCATCCTGCTTTTTCCGTAAAATCATCGTATGTAACATCCCGTCTTTCTAGTGCTCCGTTTAAGGCCTCTTCTTCGTTTCTCATACCACTCCAACGTCCAAGTACTAATGCTTTATATCCAGGCAATCTTACTATGAATGGTTGAGAAGTTCTGTAAGGTTCTTCAATTTCTTGTGTCCAACCACGTACGAGTAACTTACTACCCCAGGTGTATGGGAACTTAGTGAACTGAACAAAATGATTTGATCCGATGTTGTGTACCTTGGGCATATCACGGTTTCTTTGGTTTAGGGGGTTTTCCTGGTCGACCTTTATAGTGTATCTGACTTGCACGAGCAATTCTATAAAAGGCTCTTTGAGCAGTGGCTGAGATACCTGCGATGTCTGCAGGGCCACGAGGCTTGGAGTCTAAGTAATTGTAAATGTAACGACCCTTGGAAACGCGTGCTTTAAATGCTTGCCATTCGTTTGGGTCTACTTGGTAATAGTTGTAGTACGTTCCGTCACGAAAAACTACTGTAATTTTATTGTTTTCTTTGTCGTAGCCAGCGGCTACTGTGCGTGGTCGTTCTGGGTTTATTGTTGAAGTAGGTACAACAGAGAGTTCTGCTGGCCCTTCATCTTCCATATCTGGAGTCTCACCATAATTTTGAAATGCTACGCCCGTACTAGGGTCGTAAAAATTTAATGTTGCTTTTTCTTTCATCAACGAGATGATGTCTTGGTACTCACCAAATTCACCTGATGATGCGGCGGTAGGAATTCCGCCAAAATCTAATCCTGTTATCTTTGCAATGCCCGCTAATTGACGAGGCCCAAACTGATTACCTATTTGAAGGTTTAGGTCGCCCGCAGGCGGCGCAGAGATCTTCTGACCACGTGCTGCACCGCCTGACGGACGAACCATATTAAACCCCTAAATTATGACGCTGTTGCCCAAGGTGTAACTGTTACTGCTGCTGCTGGAGCAATTGAGTTTGCACCTGCTGCAAGAGATTGAGTCTTGATTGTTGCTGCTGCGCCAGTCAAACCAGCAACTGTAAGTCCTGATGTTGACAGGGCTCCTGTAGTTGTAGTTGTGAACGACACTGAGTTTGTAGCAACTGCTGTGACTGTCCAAGTACCGTTTAGGTCAGTATTTGGAGACGCAAGAGATGCAACAGTGATCTTTGTACCTACTGGGTACTTAGCACCAGCACCTGTTGAGGTGATTGTTGCTGCTGTACCTGTACGTGATACTGCTGTGATTGTTGAAGCAGCGTTTACTGCTCCTGCTGCGGTTGTAACTGTCAATGAAGCATCCTTCATTGCGTCAACTGCCTCTGTTGTTGTAAGACCGAGTACTGAAGGTACGAGTACATAGTCGGTTGCACCAACTACATCTTCACCTGCTGTATCTGGGTTGTAAAGTGGAAAACCATTCCATCCTGAAAGAGCGATGATGTGGTTATCTGCTGCTGGGTCTAGACGACCTGCTACTCTTGTAGCGACTGTTGTCGAAAGAGTTGCACTTGCTGCATCTGGACGAGCGTCGTTTGGTTGAATAGGGAAATTTCCCCATACAAAGTCAATTGCAACTTCACCTGCGGTATCTAGAAGATTACCGTTGTTATTAGTAGCCATTTATTTCCTCACAATCATGATTGGTTAGTTCAGTCTCTAAAAGTACTTCTTCGCAAGCCCTGCATTTGAAGAAGCGTACATCATCTAATCCAACGTGTAAGGAATCCGAGTGTTGATCGCCGTAATCCATCCGAGGTTGGGCTAAAACTTCAGGCGGAAACGGTCCTCTAGGACTGTGCACTCCCGATGGTACAGCATGTCCCTGCATCGCGAACTTGCGAATTAACTTCATTTATTTTGCAGACTTTTTAGTAGTTTTCTTTACAGTTGTGGTGGTAACTGGAGTTTCAACAAATGAAACGTCTTCAGTAACTTCTGGTTCTTCTACAGGAGTAACGGGGGTCCCAGACAACGCTGCAAGGGCAGAAGCCTCATTTGTAGCATGGCTCTCTGTAATCTTTAACAATCCTGCTTTGCGTTGTGGCTCTAAAAACCTAGGTAAATGGGTGCCACAATAAAAGATCGATTTTCCACGTGTTAAACGGTACTCAAACATCGCATCTTTTTTACAACTTGCACAAATCATTTGTTCTCCTTATTGCCAAAAGGCATTATCGTTTCTTTTTTCCTCCCCTGTTCTTTTTAACAGGGACTCGACCTGGGGCTGTCGGTGATTTAGTAAGGGATAGGGACATATCTCTGTGTTTGAAACTTACTACAGTTTCTGGTTGTGCGTGTTTCATTATAGAATCAAAAAATTGGATCCTACGGCTATGTTCATTTGCTAAAGCAGTTTCTTGTAACTCTGCTTGGTGACTCTGATTATCCAGCGATGCGTGGTGCATTGCGGCCATTTGCGCAATTTGATTTATTGAGCCTTGTTGAGGGCCGCCAACTTGAGACATCAGTGAATTTGCAACACCATAAAGTGTCGCAAAAGCGTTACCGCGACCTGCTGGAACATTTGCCATGGTTATATCTTCTCTTGTTTAGGGCCGTCTGTGGGGGTAACCGTTAGGCAATTTTCAATAGCAGATAAACGTTCAGAGACGCTTTTCATAAAGATTGCTTGATTGTCATGCAGTTGGTCGACTTTATCCTTGGTTGTGCTGCCACCGTTGTTGCTTAACTCGCCGTCTAACTTGTTAAGGCGCTCCATTACCCCAGGCACGCGAGCGCGGCCTGGCTCCTCTTCTTCGCCTTCCCAATCCCGCATAAATCGCTCAAACCACGCAGACCATCGCTTCAACTTCTTGTAAAAAGGACTCAAGAGAATTCCTATACTAATGAGGGCACCTGCAATGATGCCTATGGTTGCAAAAGTGGTTGTCACTAATGGTTCTCCTTAAATGGACGCACGGAAGGAATTATTCCTTATTACGGCGTAGTGGATAGGACAAAACCCAAATAAATAGGCAGAAAACAGTGGCTTGAAGAACCACAGGTTTTGCTGACCCATCAAGGGTTACCCATGCAACATAGAAACCAAGGATTGTAAAAACTTGGCCAATCATGTCATTTAGGAAGTCTTTCATTACATTCTCCTTATGGATAGGGTTGCGATTGTTCCCACGATGATTGCGGCAACAACTACTTGCTGTGATTCTTCTCTTTCAGTTGGAGACATATCGGCTCCAACGCTAAACAAGGCAAGAAGAGCCTTTTCTGGGTCTGAAAAAACAGCGCCCAAAAGATCTGCGGGATTTTCAACAAGCGTTAATGCATCCGCAACTTCTGCAGTAATAACAATTGCCTCGCCGTTTTCGTCAGTACGAACTTCCACAGGGGTCTCTGCAGGAAGATCTGCGTAAGTAATTCCAGCATCTGCAATTTCTGCGGCAGTAAGAGCCTCACCTGGAGCAAGGGTTGCAACTAACGCGTCAGCAATAATTTCTTTTTCTGCTTCAGTAACTACTCCATCTGCCAAAGCATCTGCTACTGCTTCTTCTACCTCTTCTGCTACAGTAGATTCTTCTTCTACAATTGGAGGTTCAGATGGCTCAGGAGATGGCTCAGGAGATGGCTCAGGTTCAGGAGTTGGTTCGGGTTCTGGCGTTGGCTCAGGAGAAGGTTCAGGAGTTGGCTCAGGTTCAGGTTCAGGTGTTGGGTCTGGTGATGGCTCAGGTTCAGGCGTTGGCTCAGGGTCTGGAGTCACACTTGGTTCAGGAGACGGATCAGGAGTTGGCTCAGGAGTTGGCTCAGGAGTTGGCTCAGGAGTTGGCTCAGGAGTTGGCTCAGGCGTTGGTGTTGGCTGAGGAGAAGGTTGAGGTTCTGGAGTCGGGGTGGGCTCAACTGGAACTACCGTTGGAGTGGGAGAAGGAGTAGGAGATGGATTTGGTTCTGGGGTTGGTGTTGGTGTTGGTGTTGGTGTTGGTGTTGGTGTCGCCGTTGGTGTTGGCTGGGGCGTTGGTTCTGGTGTGGGTGTGGGAGTCGGAGTGGGCTGAGGCTCAACGGTCGCCGTTGGAGTAGGTGTTGGCGTTGGAGTAGGTGTTGGCGTTGGAGTAGGTGTTGGCGTTGGAGTAGGTGTAGGTGTTGGTGCTACATACGTAGACCCAGTAACAACATTTGAATTTTCAGAGTAAAGCGCTAACGTATCGTTATCTGATCTAATATGAAATGACCACACTGTTCCTGCAGGGCGAAGGCCATCTAGCAAGGAATGGTCAATTGTTATTGTTGTATTTAAAGAATTTGGTCCGCCAACATTTCCAGTGGCAATCCCCCAACCATTGCACCCAGAACAGTTAAAACTTATTGCATATCTTTCTGGCTGTGTGTTTCCAGTGTCTGGTGCTTCCCAAGTTAACACTGTTGATGTATCGCTACTCGCTATAGTTAAATTTCTTGGGGGACCAATAGTTTTAACAACTGGGGCTGCTTGTGAAGTGAAGGCTTCTGTTGGAATAACCTGCATTGATCCAGATTGATCCCACAGTAATTGAACCCAGGCACCACCACCATTCTCATAATACATTAACTCTATGGTCTTTGGGATTCCTGCTGTAAAGGGTACTGGAGAAGAGATTGTTCCCCCACCACCTTTGTCAACCCAGTCATCTGTTACTAAAACTCCATCAATGTACAGCCTTGTACCGTCGTCTGCTGTTGCTAAAAATGATATGTCTTGAGTTGTGTTACTGCGTATAGACCCAGTAAATCTTACAATGACATCTTCTGATGGACCACCAAGGACACTGCCACTACCCCATTGAAAGTCAATGTTAGATACATTTGTTGTTACTGTTGCGGTATCTCCCTGCGGTATGTAAGGAGAGCCATTTTGTCCCAGCACGTTGTGAACCTGGGCAGTCAAGCCTTCTGCTGCTGATGCAGGTGTTGGAAATAGTAACGGAAAAAATGCTGCGTATGTTATGACAGATAATGCTGCGAATTTACGCAATGCTTTCAAGTATTCCCCTCGGAATTCTTTAAGCCCTCAATAGTTAAATTATAGCGGTTTCCAATTTTTATTAACGATAAACTTGTCGTTAGTACTCTTTGAGTTTACTGACTCACCTTGTACACCACGACCACGTTCTGCCCAAGAAACAATACTTGATTCTGCTTTTGATTTAGGTGAAAAATCTGGAGAGTAATTAAAATGTTGTTTAATATTACGGCGTTGATTAATCATTAATGGTCTACGGTCTATCATGAACCTAAACCACCTACAAAACCAGCGGCAGTTCCGCCAACACCCATACCATCCGTAGCAGAAGCAACTTCAGTACCACTGCCTGCAGATTCTCCACGGTTTGCATCTGGATCTTGGTAAGCGTTTGCACCTAAAGTTCCAACAACATATGGGTATCCCCAAGTGTAACCGTTCCCTACAAAACCTGATTCGTGTCTGCGCTTGTATCGGCGGCGTTGTTGTTCTTCAATATTTGTTGATGTTGCAAATTGAGCAGATAAAGGTGTTGTTGCTGGACCTGTTAAATATTTTCCAAAGGTTCCTTTTGGGCTACCAAAATAACCATCACCGATTGGCATATGTAAATACCCCTTCTGGATCGTACACGTGGATAGAAGATGAGATTAATTTTTCACTTATCTCACGCCCGTGATGTCCACAAAAATACAACAAGCCGCTTACTAGTGTTGCTCGAACCATTGCTTGTGCATCGCACTTATCGCAGCGGTGTTCAGCAGTTAAAGGATGATCTGTAGTAGTAATCATCCTTGATCCTTGCTTGAAGCAGGGGTATCGTCCCCAGAAGAGGGGCCATCAAACTTGCGTGATAGAGGCATAGCGCCAATCTTAGTTACAGATGACTGTGCGCCAAATTGTACGTTTGATAGGCTTTGTGTCATGTCTCTATTTTGCTACTACTCGGAGGATTTTAATGCCTAAATACGAATATGCTTGTCCTGAATGTGACACTAAATACGACAAAGAGCGAAGCATTCATGATGCAGAACCTAATTACGTCTGCGATACATGTGGCTTCGCTCTTCAGCGTGTGTTCTCACCCTTTGGCCTTCAATTTAAAGGCGGAGGGTTTTATTCAACTGGAAATTAGTTGTAGTCTGGATCGTCGTTTGAGACAGCCGCTGACTTTGATGCTGCAGACTTATCTGCTGCACGACGCTCTTCTACTGCAACGTCAGCAACTGTCTTAGCCTTTGTATCAACTGCTGAGAATGCTGCGTTAATTTCGTCAAGTGTAAGTTTTCCGTCGTCCATAAATGCACGAGCCAACTTCTCAACTACTGCTGCTACGGCAGTCATTCCTGCTACTAACATTGCTTTTGCAACCGAGATACCCGCAATTGCGCCAGCACCAATTACTCCAAGACCGCTTGCTGCAAAAACTGCAACAATACGCATAAGAACATTGTTTATACTTTTCATGTCAACCCCTCGGCTGTGTAAAGCCCACCTCAATGTAGTACCAGTTTACCTGAGTTTAGGCTCCGTGGGTTGCGATCTCTGACGCACTGGCAGGATTTCTGATGCACTGGCCTCAAGTGCTGCCATGATTTTTTCATTATTTTTTGCCCACTCACTTCGCGCAGGTGCGTCTGCGTAACCGTGGTGCTCAAACCCTGGCAAAGGAACATTTCCCGCATCAGTAATGTGAGTTCTGTAATGATTGGCAGCATTTTCCCCAATGTGAGCAAGACCAAGGTTTGAAAGTGATTCACGCACGTGAGAGTGGGTGGTGTACAGGTGGCCTAAAAGTAAATGATTAGCGTGATGCGTTTGCTCCTCGTGTGAAGCCTCTCTATCCCAACTTATATTAGCACTTTGTCGGCGTTCTGTAGGCAACGGAGCCTGTTTGTACAGAGCCTTACGATCTAAAATATCTTGAAAGTTTTTGTCCCCCATAGCAACGTGGGTACGGACTGCTGCGTACAAGGCTTTTTTAATGTCTGTTCCTGCTACATCTTTACTGCCAAATCCATAGCCCTCGTTTTTAATCTCTCTCGCACGCTCAGGAGAGGGTTCTAGTGCTCTTTCGTAATCGTGCCCATGTCTTACAAAACGATCTGATACTCCATCGGCTATTGCCTCATGAACAGTGTCAGCACCATTTAGATTACGTAATGCCCCAATTCTTAACGTTGTATCCATAGAGTGCCCAATTTCGTGAGCAATGGTGTCTTGAGAAGAAACCATTTTATCTTGGTAAATAGGGCGAGTTCTTTCGACTGGTTCACCGACAGCAACTTTTGGACGTCGTGCATGAACTATTGCTGATTTTCTACGTCCCTTGTCGGTGTAACCGACGTGGACCTTTATGTTGTGCGTTGAGTACTCGTCGGTGTCTTCACCTCTACCAGGAAAAAGATGCTCAGAAGGAATTTTTCCTAGTGAAGTATGCAGGGTTCCAGTAGCACCTAATGCATAAGAAATTTTTTCATTATCTTTTTCATGTGTAGGATTAGACAAAAATCCTTCACCACGTTCGTACCTTTGGTCCATGTAGGTTTCTTCACCAACTTTTTCACTGTCTGCACGTACACGGGTGCGAATCCTGTTCCTCATAGCGCTAAAATCTCCACCTGTTGCACTGCCAAGTTTTGTTGATGCAACTGCTTTAACATTAATATTTTCTTTAAACATATGTGTAGGAATAGCAGTTTCGTGTGCTGCATCTGTAATTGCCATACGACTTTGCTCTACACGAGCAGTCTCTCGCGCTGGGAACTCTCCTTTAATATTCTTTGAGTATTCGTCGGCTCCAAGATGCAAAGCCGTTTGAATCGTACTGCGACGTTGTTCTTCAGAAATTGTAGGATCAGTTTTTAACCCAGTAAATGCGTGCGGGGAAAAAAGCATTCCTTGATAAGAAACTCCTTGATGAGGTTTTTCGCTTGTCACAGGTTGATGTGGATGAAGTTCCTTAGCAGCGTTTACAGCACCGTGTTCATCTGGTGTTTGGTCAGGGATATCAGCAGCGTCAGTATGAAAAATTATGTTTCCACGTTCGTCTGTGTGGAATGTGTTTTGAAACTGTTTTCCTAGAGGCATAACCTCATTATCGGTTAGTTACTGGGTTTTGTCGACGTCAACTCGGACTCGTTCAAGAAACTTGTCTTTTTCGCTCATCAGGTAAGTCTTGATGTCTTCTTTACGAATAGCAATCTGTTCTTGGATTTTTGCCACAATTTCAGGGTCTAACTCTGATTGGTGCGTTTCAAACTCGCCAACAGCAATATCAAGCATCTGCTGCATGGCAGCGGCTTTCATCTGCGCTTCTTCCCAAAGAAACTCAGCATGATCAATTTTGTTTTTGCGTCTTTTATCTTGTGTCTTTGACATGTCTACACCCTATCACGCCACTGGAGATTGGACAGGTAGTTTTTGCGTGCTCTTACCCAGGAGCCACTTATGAAGTTGTGTGACTAATCTAACTCATAAGTGATGTGATTCGCATCACAAAGAGTTACTTATATTGCTCTTTGACTAAAAACGGCCCTGAAGTGTTCATATCTAATTTCTCAGCAACGGCTAGAGCCTTTAACGGCTTAGCACCTGCATGAAGAGCCCCAATAGCATAAGAAGAACCAGAACCTACTCCGTAGATCCCATCATCACTCATACAGAGAGAGCAATCATCGGCAACATCAAATACCTCGCCACCCACCGCTACAAGAAAATTAAACCGATTACCATCAACTTTTCCATCGCCTTTGCCCTCTGCAAAGTCATAACCATTGTCTATAAGGCATTTTCTTAAAGAAGGCATTACTTTAACAATCATAAAGTGATAAACATCCTGCATATCTTTTACAGTTGGTTTTGGCGGATTCCATATGTGTTGTGCAATATCGCATGGCGCAACTTCTCCAGAGCCAGCAATTAAGTAACCGTTGCGTTCTGTAATCTTTTCCATTCTAGGATGGCGGTAAATGCGGCCATCATCACCAGTTACCTGATTATCTGCAGCAAAAACAACTTTGTCTTCGTATTGCACCGCTACAATCGTTGTCATATCCACCCCTTAAGTAAAGAACCCCCCAAGGATACCATTAGGGCAACCTGGGGGGTCTTAAGTCAGAAATGTCCGTTTAGAGGAGTTTGACCAGTTCTGCCCATGTTTTAGGGCCAATGATGCCGTTTGAGTCCACTACGTCGTGATTGTCCTGAAATGCCACAACTGCCTTCTTTGTGGCTGGGCCGTAGTCGCCGTCTGTAGCCAATCCTAGGGCCTCTTGAACAATCTTGACCGCTTCACCCTGTGCGCCTGGTTTGATCTGTCCTGGAAACTTTGGGGCTTTTGTAACAGGTACCTTAGCGGTTACTTCATTACCCTTGTAGTTAGGACGTCCCCAACCAACAATTGAGACAAGAACCTTCTTCTTGTTTGGCTTGTACGCACGAGTCTGAGCGCACACCTCCCCGCCGTTTCTCTGGTCTCCTCTTTTCTTCCCGCTAGTGTTGCCTTCTAAAGTTGAAACAACACCGTCAGCCTCAATACCTGTGCAGATACCTACGTGAGAAATTCGGTTGACGCCATCTCCTGGAAAATCAAAATACAGAATATCTCCTGGTTGTGGTGATTGACCACAATCAGCATCAAACCAAGTACCCATTTTTTTAAAGGCTGTTGCGCCTGCCACTGTAGATACAGTGTTAGGGATTTTGACGCCCGCTTGTGCAGCACACCACATTACATAACTTCCGCACCATGCGAGGTAGTTAGCCTTTGTAAAAGCGCCGTACTTTGTTTCGTTATCTTTTGGACCTTCAATAGTCCCAACTTCTTTTTTAGCAATCTCAATAATTGCTGCTGCTGTTCCTTTTTCTGTCATGTTACATCCCCTTCTTTTTTGGAGTGAAGTGTTCGTGTTCGTGATCTACTTCAAATTCACCATCCGCGTGCGCTTGCATGTGGATTTTATGCCATGCCTCGTCATCGTACTTACTTGGGCCACTTTGACCTTTTCCACCTTTTGAACCGCGCTTTATGTGCCACTTAAGAATATGCCAAGGGATTGAATGTCCAGTTTGATCTGGAACCCAACGTTTCCTTGGTGTTTTATCAAATTGATCTGGATTTAAATTATCTGTCACTTTGACTCACAGATACACTTGCAAGTGTCAACGTTACATACTCCCATTTCAAGACAATGATCACATTTAATACATCTAGTTGAGTCACTCATTGTGCATGTGTTCGTTTCCAAGGTTTGTGTAATTTTCACGCTCATCTGCAGGACCTGCATCCATAATTGCGTGGTCTTCTTCGTGATGAGCCTGCAACTCTTTGTGAGTCATATCCTGCACATCTAGGTGGTGAGCGTAGTGCCCAGATGAGAGCATGTGCGCCTGGAGTGCTGCGTGGTCATCTACATTTGTTGGTGCGGTGCGCAGGTGATGATCCATCGCACCAGCCATCGCACCAGCCTGCGCCCATCCCCTAAAACTGTCTATGTCTTGTTGTGAAAAGTGAATGTGACTATCTGCAGGATCGTTGCATCCTAATTCTGGGCATATAGGGCTATGTCCCTGTTGAAACTCTTCGTTTTTACTCACAGACACAGTATTCCAGTCAAGTAGTCATTTTTCACAGTAAAAGAAAAAGTTTGCCTAATCCAACATAGACTGGTTAAACTGGTCAAGAGGAATACGCCAAGATCCTTCTGGTGCGTATTTCCACTCTTCACGTTGACAATCTTCCATACGCATCCAGCCAAACACTTCTACCTCTGAGTAATAATCACGATCAAGCACTCGTGCGCCCACGAGGAGCCATCCGTCACGAATGTCCTTGGGAAAGACTGGGATCTCATCTTTTGTGCGAATTGACTTTACTTCAATGTTTGTACTTACTTCAGCAATATCTTTTCGGTAGTAGTGCTCTTCGTTGGTGTAAAAAGGAAAAGTAAACGATTTCTTGTACAACTTGGCTACAGCGTACTCAGCCACAATAGTTCGTACGTTTGCAGCGATCTCTGGCTCAAGAATGGCTTTGTTGGTGTAGTTGGGGCGATCTACGCTTCCAAACTTTATCATCCATCTGTTCAATGCAATATCAGCACATGCACGAACTTCTTCTTTAGATAAGTTAACGATGTGACTCATGAGTAGTCTTTCTCAATAATAAACCACCAATGTATAAAAGTAATAGTTAATGCTGGCTCTTTAGGATAGACCTCTAATGCAAAACCCCAACTATCAGATACGCCGCCTTTTATCCAACCTTTTTTAAAATACCTCATTCTGATGCTCCTCGTACATAGTGGTTTAGTGGTGCCAATAGACGTTGAATGTTACCCCCACATGAAGGGCACTGTCCAAATGCCATCCCACGACCTGAATCAGTGGTCCTTAACTGAAACGCCGAGGTTGTTTTTGTTTCTTTGCAAATTACGCAATACGCGTTTAATTCTTTCATTCAGTAACGACATTTCTGTGATTATGGTGCCCTTTAAGGTACGACCTTATCCTATGGCAGTTAGCGCACACAACATCGCACTTAGCAATCTCTTCAGTGACTTGATCCCAAGAAAGGTTAAGGGCGAGGCGATTGGGCGCAAAACGTTTCTGGTGAGGGTCACGATGGTCTAGGTCTAGGACGTAGTAGGGGAACTTGGTCTTACAGTCCATACACCCATGAAATTCTTTGTACTTTTGTAAGAAGTCACGTATATGGTTCTTTTTAACTTTGTTCCGTGCTAAGTAAAAAGGTTTGTGGCGATTGTAATGTTTCTTCTGATCATTACGAGCCTTTTGACGTCCTTCTTCAGTGTCTAGATCTTTACGAGGAACCATGCAAAAAGCGTAACACACTGGTTACGATTTTTTTCTCCACACCCTAACTTTTTGATCTGGCTTGTAGTCAGTGATACCAGGGGCTTTAGAGCCTCGTAGTTTGTGTGCCACAGTAAAGTTTTCACCAATCATACGTGCGGCGTGTACACGGATTTTGCGTCTGCTGTCTAAGTAGTCACCTGGTTGAATCTCTTGTGCAACAACGTGCAATGCTTCAAACTGTGGTTTAGAAAGGTTGTCTTCAGCGCTCATGCTTGTTCTTCTTCGTCTTCTGGCTCTGCCTTACGAGGCGGGACGTTGCCACCTACCTTGTGCGCCCAGGCATCGCCCTTGTCAGTTCTAAAGGTTGAGTGTTGTGGCGACTTGATCCCAGTGTCAGATGCAAGTTTAGTTGCCTTCTCATACAGAGAGGTTGCAACACCAAGACCTTGCATGCGACCGATCACGTTGATGTTGTCAATCTGACCACTTCGCTTGTTCCAGTCCAAGTGACCTATGTAACGACCATTTGCGTCATTAGCGTACATAGTATGAATCCTAGGGTGCTGTTTAGCCGCACCAGCGTGAATGAACCGAAACTGAACGCCCGACAGATTTCTCGGCTCTTTAGGATCGTGATCTGGTTCTCTAGGTGTCTGCTTCATGCGTGTGACTTTGCCCATCCAACATGACGCTTTACACGAAACCCTTGTTCAGATGTGCGTACAGGTTTTTGTCGTTGATCGCCTAGTAATGACTTCTTCTTTTTAATAGTCGTGTCTTTTTCTAATGGCTCTACCTCGTAGACAGAGCCAAAGAGGGCATTGCGGTTTAATGCACGAGCGCCTGCATAGTTGTACGCTTCATTATAGTTCTGTGTTGCATACGCCTCTGTGAGCCCACTGATTACTTGAGGTGTAGGCTTGATGACATCTCCAACTTTGATGTTCTCTGTTGTTCCATGGAAGAGTGGTTTAGACAAGTTATCTTCTGCAGCCATTAGAACCCTTCCCTAAAGTTGCCGTTTTCATCCCATTCGCCATTATCGGCATCACCTGCAGTGCGATCACCGTGCTCATCGCTTGCACCAAACTTCTCGTAGAGATGCTCTGAGGCAGGTCCTATACGGTTTTGCCAATGGATGTCCTTGTCAGGGTATGAATCATACACGTGCTTCATAACATTTTGAGCGTGTCCCTTGCCCTCTTCGTGACTCTTAAGCCAGTTTACATAGACGGCTTCATCTCCCTCTGGATGATGGATGTCAGCGTATGCGACAACATTGCCAGTCTTGTCATGTAACTGATGACTAGTAGTCTCGTTGTCTAGAGGCTTAGCGATGAACTTAAACTGCTGTGGATTTAAATTCATTTGCGCTTCTTTGGTGTGAAATGCTCATGCTTTTGCATCTCGTGGCGGCTTGTACGTGCGTGTGCGTGACTTTGGGTAACGATGACGATTCTTACCCCCAATAATGCTGGGATCTTTTCGTAACGTGGTGCGCCCAGTTATTCGGATCGGTTTGCCTTCTCCGACAGGGATTTCTTTTTCTCCGCTAAACGCGCCGCCGACACTTTTATACTCAAGAACATCTGGATCTGTTTCTACTGACGAGATAGGTATTTCAGCATGGAAGACATATGGCTTGGTAACTCCTGGCATGTTGTTATCTACAGCAAAGTCTTCTGCAATCGATCTGTCAGCACTCCAGTGCATTCCCACATTATACTTTTGATTTATCTCTTTTGGGTTCTCATGAACGATGCCGCGATGAGCAGTAAAGAATAGTTCTTGAGATAGATTATCCTCTGCGCTCATTTTTCACCTTCTTTACTTTCTTGCGATCATAGACTTTCTTAGAGGGTATAGGACCTGAAGCATTACTACGCCGTAGTTCTTGTACTTTGATAACCTTCTTAGGTGTTGGAGCGCTCATAGGTAATTTGGATCTTCCCACGCTTCTTCTATGCTTTTGGCATATTGCACAGGGAAGATGTGACTTTGGAACTGCTCTGCAGATAAAGCGACGCGATGGTGGCCACCAAGTAATTGTTGCTTATCTGATGGGTATCCAACGTGATTTGCTACGTAAATTGATCCAAGAAGACCTGTAGTCTTTGCAGTACTTTCTAGGGTGCTCTTGTGTGTAACTCCGCGCTTTGCAAGGTCTGGCCCAATCATTCTGGCTATGTTAAAGCGTTGTAAGCCAGTTGTTTCTTTGGCCTCTTTGAGTTTGCGATCCCACAACTCGTTATCAGTCTCTTTGCGCTCACCAATATCGTAACGATTGGCTTTTTCGTTATCTGGGAGAGCAATCGTTTGTTTATCTTTTTCATACGGAGCAAAGTGTTCTTTTATTTCGGGTCCAGTCATGAACATAGGCATATAACCAGCCTTGATTGCTTTACCTAAATCTTTAGGGGCGCTCATAGTTCACCTCGCGTGAGATTACTTCTTACGTGTTGGAAGAACTCGTTTTACCATTTCGGTCACGCCTGCACGAAGTGTGTCATTTGGCAACTTTGTCTTTGTCCGAGTCTTTTTACTTGAAGTTACTACTGCAGGTGCGGGTGCGGGCTTTGGTGATTCTTCCTGTCCCCACATGTCGTACTTCTTATTAGCCTGTGCTTCCATTGCAGCCCTACGTTGTCCTGCAGGTGAATTTTTTTCTGCTTCGTGTTGGCGTTGTATGTAGAAGTGAGAGCGAGCAGCGTATCCAACGCTTTCTGCCTCTTGAAAAGTATGTCCACCAGGAACTCCGTTGGGATGTGCTTGTCTTAAAACGGTTAGTCCGTGACGAATGTCTCCGCGAACATCAAGTGCTGTGCGATGTCCTCCATGATCATTTGTTAAATGATCGTAAAAGCCCGCCACTCCAGGATGGAAAATTGCTTTACCTGGGTTACCGATAGGGTGTCTTGACAGGTACTCATCTTCATTCGCCATGTGACGCGGATCATCCACGAAGCGAGTCTGATCGCTAAGACCAATTTTCATATCGTCTTCGTCGTAACCTACTTTTCTTCGAAGAGGATTACCAGGTTCATGGGTATAGGCGCCGCCCAATGTAAACTTACCGTTTTTATCGTAGTATCCTTTAAAAGGGTTTGCTGCCATTGGTATCTCCTTATAGTTGGTGCTTAATAATAGTGATAAGTGTATGGGCTACTGCCTTGCTTTGTATTGTAAAAAATTTTTTACTTAGGGGAGGTACCCTTAACAATAGAGCGGCGAATCTGGTCCATCTTGTATTGTGACCCTGGATCTTTTTGAATCTTGTTCCACCGTTGTTTGGCCACTATCTGCAGGTCTTTACGGGCTTCGGGCCAGTGGAAGGCTTCTCCATTCTCAGGAGTAACTATAGACCATCGATCTGGATCATTAGGCAGTTTCTCACCTGTTACCGAGTGAGCCGCCCCTTCTGGGGTCTGTGCAATGCGAAAAGCCTTACCGTGCCATCTATCAAATGAAAGATGTCCCTTGAATTGCTCAGAAGAAAGATTACTCACGTGCCTGTCGTTCTTGTCTCTCCTGATGGTTAGTCTCAACACGGTGCTTTGCTTCTTGCGCAGTTCTAAAGATTTCGCCGTGAACGCCTGAGCCTTCTCCCAATATCTCCCACTTGTGAGCAACAGTCCTGTAGGTATTCCAAACCTTTACTCCGCTAGGACCGTGCACATGGTATGTCACACCTGTGTCTTCGTGGTGTTCTTTTGTCCAATTAGATGGCGTAATAGATAATTCCGCTTTGCGACTTGCTTTACGAACTGCGCTTCTTTGTTTTCTTTCAGCCTGAGATTTAGCAAGCAACGCTTCTAGTTGCGATATTGAAAGATTATCTTCAGCGGCCATAAAGTTATTCTAAATGCTTATCTTCACACATTCTGGCTAAGTCAGGTACTACAAAGACTTTGCCGCATATTTCACAAGTCCATCTGGCTAAACGGTCTTTATCCATAAACGCAGTGTGTCTGATGCTCTCTATTCGTTGGGGCTAAATAACCAGTCACAATTACTGACTTGCTTGACTGTGTAATCTAGGGAGAGTAAGAAAGCGTGCTCTTCCAATGTGTGTGCTAATGAAACATTAGGGTAGTTGTCCCAGCACTCCAAAACAATTGTTGGCTTGTGGTGCTTGATTGTCTCTACCGCGCCCAAGATCACCTTGGCCTCATACCCCTCGACATCAATTTTTATGAAGTCAACCTGGTTTAAATAGAGAGAATCAAGGGTAATAGCGTCGATGCTCTCTGTATTAGGTGCCAAATGGTCATTTTGGAGCATTGAGCCGCCAATATTGACATTTTCCACTGATTTGTACTCTGTAATGTAATTTGAGTCAGAGAGAGCGTACTCATAGGCAATTGCGTTCGAACAGCCGTTAATTCGTAAATTTTCCTTAAGAAGGCTATATGACTGTCTAAAAGGCTCAAAAGCGAGCAATCTGGCCGATAATTTGGCCATTTTGACGCTATGAGTGCCAATATTGGCTCCAATATCCAAAACTACGTGATTTTGGGCGATATTTTCCTCAAAAAGGCGATGCAGATGCGGTTCCCAGACAATTCCCTGTTGCAAGTGGTAAGAAATGAAGTCATTGGTGTAGCAGCGAAATTGTGCACTCTGGCCTTGGTGGTAATCAGGCACGGTGGCAAGGGTCTCTAGGACGTCAAATTGCTTCATTTGGGCAGCCTAGCAGGTATTTCGGCTACTGCCTTGGGTTGTTACTGAGAAAAAAATATTAACTTACTCTACACGCGGGGCAACGGGAAGATTTGTAATCGTAATGGCTATGGTCGCCTACACCAAATGGGGTTCTGTATAAATTGTTTACAATAGAATGCCCACAACCGTAGGATGCGGTGGTTACCACAACACCCCGTTCTGCAAGATGGGCTGCGTGATCGACTAAAACGTCATTATGCTTTTGCGCATTTTGACGAGTCAACATAGCCATAAACATATGGCCCTCTACAGCGTTCTTTTTAGCGCCTCCGTGAGCCAATTTGA